TGTATGTTGCTGGAAAGGTTGTGCCACTATTAATTAGGGCTGTTATATCGGCTGCAAATTTATTATATAAATCTGTGCCTATTATTTCTCTTAAATATTGTGTTTGAGCGAGGTGCATAGCAGGAATAAGACTGTCAGCATCTATTGATCCTGATAGCATAGTCGATTTTCTTACTACATCCTCTTTACTACAAAATAAAACGTCTGCCATTATGCTCTTCCTTTATTTGGTCTGTTGTTTGGGGGTGTCCCCTCTATACCTTTTCTTTTTAATCCAGGCACATTAGCAACTCTCTTATCATTTTCTAAATTGTCAGAATCAGATGCAGGCAAAAACTTACCCTGACTGTTTCTTTTTCTAAAAAAAATCATCCTTTTAAAAAAATGTTTACAGTTAACTCCGCCCAGATATTTAAAAATGTCGTAATTGTTTGCGCCTCCTTTGCCTAAACCTTTGTTTGGGTTTAAATCAGATAGCTCATTAATATCTTCTAATCTATACAGTAAGCCATATTTTTTGCCTTTGTTTCTTGACATCATTGCTTTGCAAAAAGCTCTTTCTGGATTAGGGTTGCCATCGTATTTGTAACGCAATTTGTAGAGTCCTTTATCTTCTTGGCTTTTATCTTTTGCATCGGCTGTGTCAGCAAACATTTTTAGCTTAGACAAAACCTGTTCCTCTTGACCATCGACAACATCACTCTCTTCAATTAAATCCCAACCATCATCTAAATCTTCACCAAAATTCTGTAGGTTTTTAAGTATTAAAGCTTCATGATCTTTGCTTAATTCAGGTCTTTGATCTTTTAAACCAGCTTTGTTTTTTAGCTCTTCACTAAGGCTTAATTGCTCTCCTGTTTCTTCCTCTCTTTTTTCTTTAGTTACGATCTCCTCAGTATTAACAAATTCAATCGGTGTAAGGGTTTCTACATATAAATCAAGGGCAATACCATTGACCGCTAAAATGTCATCAATAGCATCTATAATTAACTCTTGATAAGGCTTTATGACAACATTCTCAAAAAGGTTGTGTGCGTTTTCTATCTCTTCAGCGTTTGATCCAAGAGAGTTTCCTGTGTCTCTAATACCTACCAAAAGAGGGGAGGTAATTCTATTGGCTAAAAGTAGCTTTCTAGAACACTCCTCTGCAATGTAAGAATACACATCAGCCGCATCACTTACAGAAATATCTTCAATTTGCGTTTTAGTCTCAGGGGAATCTGAAAAAGAAATAATTACTTTTTCTCCATTAGCCCCTGTGAGCTTATTCATGATCTCATTTTTGATCAAATGCTGTTTCTCTTGCGTTGGTACTCCATTAGAAAAGGAGACAAGCTTAGTGCCTGAGAATGAATTTTGAACCTCATTAACTAAATACTCAGATATTTCACACTCTAGCTTACTGTAGTTAAGTGCATTAGCCCAATCAGGCGGAGAATAGTAGTGCATTGAAGGGATAAACTTTCTAATAATGTAAATTTCATTGCTTGCACCTGATCCAAACACAGGAATCCTAGTTAGCTCATCTGGGTTTTGATATTCACTCCAATTTGGATGATAGTAATAAGCGTTTATTTTTCCTTTGTCATCACATTTCTCAGCTCTTAGGGTTTCCCTGTTAAAGTGAGAAACACTAACCACCTTTTTGCCCTTGTAAATTACCTGAAAAGCAGCCTCTCCTAAAAGCTTTAAATCCATTGCTATTTTTTGAAGGCATTTCTTTTTAAATAATGACTTCATTTGAGCATACTCATTAGGCTTTTTAGATGCGTTGTGGGCATTAACACCTTTGCCATAGATTTGATTGCTTATACCGTTTATAATTGACCCTGTGGTGGGGCTGTTTAGGTAGGCATCTATAAGCTCTTGGTAGTAATTATTGTCCTCTCCGTATGAGATAAATTCCTCATTCGGGTTTTCAACTATTTCAGGAGTCTGATAAGCTGAAAGATTAACTATGTGGAAGTCGCTATTAATCATATACTAGAAAATCGTTTGACTGCGTTGTGTTCGTAGTGTATCTCCCAGCATTAACTGAATAATCAGCGACTGTCTGGTTTGTAGCAAAGATTTTATCTCTGTACAAAACCTCATTAGTTGCGGTATTGGTTACCTCTAATAAGTAGTCTTGATCTTTATTTGCATCAAGGTTTAAGTTTGCTGTGTAGGTGTAATAATAATCTACTGCTGTAAGTGATGTAGCAGTTTGATTATAGACCTCTGTGTTTTGTTGCTCGTTTATCACTTTTATCCTAAATATAGAAGCCCCTGTTGGTGAGTATGAACTTGGAATGATACTCAATGTGTGGCTAGATTGTGTTCTGTCAAGTACGATCATGCTTTTTGGTAAATAGCTGTGTAGGTTTTTATCCTACCTTTTTTTTCTAATACCTCTAAATCTTCATCTACTAATTCCTTTGCAATCTGTGATTTAGATATTGGTTTCCAATCAGCCGAGTCGTAAGATTTTTTTATGTAATCTTTTGATTTTGCCATTTGTTTGAGTTATGCGTTTTGTAAAGGGGCAGCGACTAGGCATACCCCCAAAAACAAAACACAATTAATTAACTATTTGTCCCAACTGTTATAGTTTCAGTAACACTAGATAATCCAGCAACTGGATTAGCTGAAGTCCCACCGCTTATATATAATGGTTGTAAAGATTCCTCACTTGTAAATTCAAGAGTGTAACCACTTAGATCGGCCATAGCACCGCCAGTAGCGATTGTAGCTGATGTAAGTTCACACCCATGATCTTTACCTAGTAGTAAGAAGTCCCCTGCTCTAGTTTCACAAATAATATAGGGTCTAGAGTAAGAAATTAGCTTAATTTCCTTAGACAATTCTTTTGTAAGCTTTGGTAAAACCAAAGAAAGAACTGAAGAGAAAAAGGTCGTCCCTGTATCTCGTGAAGTAGTAACAGTTGTTGTTAGAGTGTTTCCGCTATTTTTCAAATCGTATTGAAAGAAAGTAGCGGTTCCACTCGCATCTGTAATCTGATCGTCTGAATCTAGTACAAATCCTGATAAAGAACCGAAGTCGGATAGCCATACTCTGACTATTCCGCCGATAGTATCTTTACAGTTCGTAGCATATCCTGCTGTTAATTGACAAGCCATAACTTAATTTTTTAGTAGTTAGCATTTCAGCTAACAGTTATTAAGCATAAAGCACCACGTCTGATCCAATTCCTAGTGCAACTCCTGCTGATCCTCTTAAAATTACTCTTGCATTTTGACTTCCATCAAGTGTACTCATATCCAAAACAGAAGCTTGGTTAAGCTCGCTGTACAAGCTTGATCCAAAGATCATGTTGTCAGAAGTAGCAGCCATCATTTTAGTAGCTGTAAGGCCTGGACAATGCAATACTTTGATTCCATCATAGAAAAGCTCTTGCTGACCTGAGTACCAAGTTGGCCCTTCATTGTTAATACCAGCAGCACCTAGTCCAGAAGCTCCAAAACCTCCGAGAGCCCTCACGTATTTCTGATAAATAGCTGTTGAAGCATAGATGTAAAGGTTGTCTTTACCAATGTTAGCGGCTGGAATAGCATCTACTACTTTTCCAAGCTCGTCAGTTACATTAGCAGCAGTTACTGTACTTGCAGCAACATCTACCACATCAGAGTTAGCAGCAGCTAATACTTCAAATCCATCAAAAGGAATGTCAGTAGAAGAAGTTGTGTTACTCCAAATTGCAGTCTCAACAGCAGCAGCAGTTTTAGCTACTACGTGCTCTAAGATAAAATCTCCAAAGCTTTTTGGAACTCCAGATTTAATGCCTTGCATTTCTAGAGATTCCCAAGATGATCTGTAGTTTTTTGCACAAAGCTCTAAGTTTACTTGAAACTCCTTAGGCTCTAATACAACTTCAGTAGTCGTTAAAGTACCTGTGGCCGAAAAATCACAGCTACCTGGCTTGATTAAATTAGCGTCAGAAGCGAATACTTGTAGCACTTCTTTAAATTTGATATTGTCTCGGATGTCAATAGCACCTGATGCTAGAGATTTTCCAGTCAATAATGCAGCAGTTAGGTAGCCCGAGGCCGCCTGACCTGCATAAGTTGTTGTAATACTTGTGGTCGTTGCCATTTTATTTATTAATTATTTTTCTGATTAAGTCTAAATGTGGGTTGTTACTTCTGTAGATTTTATGTTTGTGAGATGAAAGAGCTTCTGGGTTGTGAGCAATAGGCTCTACAACTTCTGCACTCATTTCAATTTCCTCTACAGATTCCTCTTTTTGCATTTCCTCTTTGCTTTCGCCTAGAGATTTTATTTCATCTTTAATTTCCTGAAGAACTGATTTTACTTCTTCTAGTTCTTCTTTAGTAGCGTAGCTCATTTCTTCTTCTTCAGCTACTACTTCTTCAGTTGGTGTTTCTTCTTCTTTTGAATCTTCTTTGGCTTCGACTTCTTCTTCTGCCTCTGCTTCTCCAATAGATGCAATAACACCCTCTGTCTCAACTTTTAGAGACTGACCATCTTCAAGGGTATAATCTCCAACAGGAAGAGCAATAGACTCACCATCCTCATTTTTGATAAATACTTGTTGATCAACCTCAAAAGCTTCAGCTTCGATCTCAGTACCATTGTCCAGTTTCATAACTGCCAACGCTACTTCTTTTGATAATTCCATTCCTAGAACTTCTTTTATCTGTTTTACAATATCTGTTGCCTTCATCTTTAAGGGTTATATTATATATACAATCGAGGTAGGGTAATTCGGTCAAAAAAAACCAACTTTTTTTATATCGTACCGATACCCTGTGCGTGCATTTCTCCTGTACAGCAGTCAGGATGGTAGGTTTTGCGATCTTTACACAAACATCCACGCCTTCCGCCTTTAGGTGTTATTCTAGATTCAGATTTGTATTTTCTTTTTTTACGCATCTTTTAGAATCTTTTTTATTGTGTTTATAAATTCTTGGGAGGCTTCTTCTTTTAGGTCTTTGTCTTTGGGTCTTGACATTTTATCTGAGAAATAGGCTTCTATTGAAAATCCTTTTACTTTACCATCTTTAACATAGTCCTGCCAAACAGCATCAGACTCAACCTTCATGGATACCATCCAAGTGCCTACAGGTACATCTAGACCATAATGCCTTGATTTGTCTTTCTCAGATTCTACAATCCAGGATTCAACCACAGTCATGCCATCTAGCTTAACCTGATGCTCAAGAGTTGCCTTAGATTGATTGCCATTTTTAAAAAACATCTGTGATGCTTTCCTAACTGTCTCCTTCGAGAAAAAAATCCAATATTGATCATCTCCGTTTTTTCTAAAAATTGGTCGGTTAGGAACTAGAGCAGCACCGACTAAGAGTCTTTTTTCTTTGTCTTGTTCTGCAAACTTGTACTCCTGTTTTTTAAGGGCAATAAAGTCCTCCTCAATTGCTGGATTTTCGACTACCGAAATGGCTTCGACTCCGATGTCATCATCTTCTAAAATTAATTCTACTATTCTCATGATTATATGGTTGCTGATTCTACAATATTTCTATCTAATGCTTGGGCAGTACTAACATCATTACTTACTACAAATGCCTTAACTGGTTTGCTCTCGTTTTGTCCTAGTGCTACTGCTAACTGATTTTCTGGTGCAGCACCTACTATGTTAAATGCTGGAGGTGCGGCAGGCATAGCACCAGCAGGATTACCTCCGCCACCACCGCCACCGCTTTTAGATGGTTTAGGAACTGCCATGATTGCTGCTAATTGTGATGCTGCCATTGCACCTGCTAGAGCAGCCTGTATAACAGGATAGGCAGGATTTAAAACTGTTATTGGTGATGCCTGTGCTGTCTTATAAGCATTCTGAACACCTTCAATCCCTGCCATAGTAACTTGAGCTACAGCAGCAGCTTTACCTACAGCAGAGCCTTCCCCTGCAAGTTGCATAATTGATCCTAGTGCTGCCTTGTCTTGTTCCTGTGCTGCTTTGGTTTCTGCTTCTTTTAACTTTTTAGCTTTAGCTGATGCCTCTTGTTTTTTCTTAAGTTCTTCATTTATTGCATCCGCTTTTATTTTTCGAAGCTCATCTTCTGCATCTTTCTGCTCTTGAAGAAGTGAGTTTATATTTGTGAGTTGCTCTGCTCTGAGACCTGTGACATGAGCCTCCACATCAGCAAGCTCTGTCTGTGCGTTTATAAGAGCAATCTGTAGATCAAGATTATCTTTGTCAATATCAAGTGCAGCTTGGGCAGCATCAACTTGCTGTTGAGCATTGTCCATCATTACCTTCTGCTGCTCATCTAAAATTCTACCTAGCTCCTTATTGGCTGCAATCCTCTCTTCTATTGTTAGGGACACATCATCTCTTATCTGTCTTTGCAGTTCTGCATCTCTATCGTACTGCTGGAGAAGTTTTGCGTTTATAGCCTCAGCAAGTTGTGCTTGTGTATTAAGATCAGATTGCCTTTTTGCAGCGTTAAAAGTTTCCTTTGCATAATTCTTAACGCTTTCTGTAACCTTTTCAAATGACTTGTCTTGACCTGTTAAAACATCAACAGACTCTTTGCCTGCTTCTTTTAATGACTCGACAGCACCTGAAAAGTCTCCTTTAAATAATTTTACTACTGCTTTACCTAATAGACCAGCAACATCTTTCGCTTGATTAAAACGATCTATAAGACCCTGCATGATCGAATCTTTTAACTCAGTAAAGCTTGGGATAGATATATCAGTTATAAAGCCTACAATGTCATTAAAAACGATTTTAAGACCATTCATCGCAATGCTTAAAGAATCCACAACAGTTTGATTACTCATAAACAACTCTGTAAGCTTTTCAAAGATTAAAGAACCTGCTTTAAATAGTCCACCAGTTAGAACAGCACCTACTCCAGTTAGAGCAGTTTTAATACCTCCTATTCCTTTTGATGCCTTTTTTGACTCTTTGCCAACATCAACCAATTGCTTTTCTATGCCATCAAGTTTTTTTACAGCATCGCCTAGCTTGGCTTCTAGTTCTAATGTTATTTTTTCCGCCATTTTTTAAGTAGTGTTAATTTAAAAACCTCGCTAAAGTTTTCTGGTATTTTATTTTTACCCAACGCAAAATTTATTAGGTCTCCTTTTAAATTATTTTCTTTTGCTATTTCAAGCATTTCTATTACATCTCTTATCATTAGTAAAATAATTTAACTTCTGTTACAACTCCGTTTATTACGTGTGCAGATACGCCTGTACTTCCATTAGGACTACCGTCTAAATTATAACCCCAATAGGCATAGAAACCATCGTCTGGTTTTGCTAATGTACTTGCTGCTGCGTTGTATTGTATTTGTAAAAGTTTGTAAACACTAAAACCTTCCCTAAATGGAAATACATAATCTGTTGCTGCTGATCTGTTGTTATGAAAAAGCCTATGGCCTGTTACTTTTGCAACGTAGTTACCTTGGATAATATTTAAAAAAGATATTTGCCTTTTTGCTTCTTTCTCTGCTTCTGTTCTCGATGTTGTAGAATAACCTCTATCTGTGCCTGTGCGTTTTCCTAATTCATTTAATCCAAATTGATATTGATTGCTTGTACCGTGTATCCCTGTGTTATATTGGTTTATTCCTGTTTGTGCAAACGTAGCAGGTTGACCATCTATAACAATGGGCAATATTTTAGAATAAAAATGTTGTGATACAACAGTATTGGGAGGTGTTCCAGTTACAGCATCATTGCCGAAACCTGTTATATTTTCAAGGTCTATAAGTGTGCCATCATAATGCATTATTCTAACAGTTTTCCTTTGCGTTACGTTGTCTGTAATCTTATATCTTCTAACATCTGTAGTTTCGGTGTAGCTATAACTAACAGTTGTTTCTTGAAAAAATACAGGGCTTATTGCATCCCCAAAAGAATAATCTGTATTAGTGTTTGTTCTTGCATAAAATCTGTAAAATATTTGAGCGTTATTTAGCCCAGTAACTTGATAGTTTATTTGTGAAGGCAGACTAAACTTATTTTCTACCGTTGTCGGGTAGGCGATGTAAGTTACACTACTATTTTCTTTTAATGTATCTATGTCTGTTGAAACAAGGTCTAATTCTAATGTTGAATAGAAAAAACCATACTCATCTATCTGCTCAGTTGTTCCTACCTTACCTAATTCAGTAACATTAAATGACATATAGATAGCACTAGAAGTTGCTGTAGTAGGTGTAACATATTCTATAATCGGTTGTGTAACTACTAAAGCTACACCCTCTTGTACAATATTTGGATTATTAGGCAAAGACGTACTCTCAGGCACAACATCTACCGTAGCGGTAGTTACTAAACCATCATTTCGAGCAGATTTATCTGCCTTTATTAGACTATTATCGGCTTTATAGAAAATACTATCTGCAGTAATATCAGTAACTCCTGTCTCTATAAATCTAACAGGAATTATTTGGTCTTTATCTGAAGTAATATTGATCAACTCAATATCACTTAGCATAGTTTCAAAGTTGGTAACAACTTTGTTTATCTTGTATATTTCATCAAACACAACAATCTTATCAGCTAAACTATACTTGTAAAGCATACTAATGGGCAAATACGCCTTTAGTTTTGTCATCCTGCGTTTAACATCAAATATTTCCTCTATGTATGTGCTATAAAATTCTTTAAATAGTGTTTTAGTATATTGAAATTCTGGTCTGTATTCGTTTAACTCCTGACCGAAGTTGATGTTTTCTGATATTATTGAACCTCCTATTTGTGAAGATAAATTCATGGAATTTGATGGAACGAAATAACTTGATTTTAAGGATAACGTTCCGTCTGTATTTACCACACTCAAATCAGTACCCGAAGCCAAAACTGGATAAAAGATTAATGGCTTTCCTAGAAGTGGCGACTGGGAATCATCTACTGACCAACCAAATTGTATGTTAGTAATAGAACTGTTGTTTATATCAACTAACCTTTCGTATTTAAAATGCTCAAAAGGCACTTCAATAGTATATGTTTCTCCAGAGATTTTAGAAGTCGGACTTTGTTTGTGATCTCTAGCATCATATTTTAAGCCACCCCAGTTTTTTCTAAATTGTGATAAGTGGTTACTAGCTAAAAAACTATCTGTCCCCTCGTACTTAAATTCTATTTGTTTATATGGCAGCACAGAATTTACTATACTGCTTTTTTTGTCTATGTATTGAGTGATGTCCCAAGTTGTATTGCTGCCTGCATAATAATCATCTAAAGTTGCAATAATTACATTCTTCTCCCTATCAATAAACGAAGTCAGATTAAACATTTTAAACAGCCCAGTTAAAAAATCTATAACCTTAACATCAGGCATAAAATCAATAGCAGCCAATTTAGTTCCTGTGCCAAAATTTAAAGTTGACAGAAAATTTAAATATTGTAAATCTACTAGCCCTCTTTTCCAGTAACCTCTAACAGATAATTCAAGTGTTGTTGGATTGTCTGCAATAGCCTCAAAGGTGTAAGTACCATTAGGCACAAAATCATTATATAAAGAAATATAAGCTGTGCCTGTATTATTTTTAAACTCCCTATACAACTCTCCATTTTTATACATTAAGATTGTATAGGTAACATCATTTGAAGAAATAATGTCTATGTGTAATGTTCTAGATTGGCTTTTAGAAAATTTACTCCCATTTGGATTTGGTATAATAAACGAGTTGTTTTCTAAAAGCATTGTCATGCTAGACTCTGCCCCTTCAAACTTATTTAAAGTAAAGTCGGTGAATTGTTGTTTCTTAGTATTGTCTGCAAATAGTGATCCTGTTTTATTGTGCAACCACATATACAAATTGTAAAAATGCGGTTGATTAGTTGAAAAGAATGTGTCTAAAAATTTAAACCCATAAGGTTTAAAATACCTTGCTTCTATTGCTTTAACAATAGCATATAATCTTATTGCTGGCTTTAGTTCTGTAAGGTTAACTCCTTTTGTGTTTCCCGAAGAATAATGAACATTTGCAAGTTCTTCTGTGTTTACCGTAGTGCTTCCAGAATCATAAATTAACCTCTGTGTATGTGTAATTAATGGAAAAACTAAAGCATCAAAATAGGTTTGGTCTCCTATTTGAATGTCTAAACCGTCAGACATATAAGAGAGAATGTTAGCATCGGTATATTCAAACTCAAAATCAGCTAGTAAAGGCAAATCTCCTAGTTTAGCATTACCTAATAAATCTTTAAGGTTTACTGTTTGTCCAAAAAAAGTAAGTTTATATGTATGAGGCTTGTTTAACTTTAAAGTACAGCCTTCAAGTTTAATTTTACCCTTACGAAAAAAAGCATGATTTAAGAATATTTCGGCATCTTGTTTTTCTCTTGCATCAAATGCTTTGCCCTTGGAGATGTTAAAATTGTAAAAGTGCTTAAATAGTTTGTTATTTGTTTTACTAGCAGGCACAGAAAAAGTCTGACTAAACTCTAGGAATATTTTAGAAATATCTTTAACGTCTTGAATAGATTGTGAAAGGGTGATACTCTCATCCTTAAACATTTCGACCTCTTGACCTTCTATGTAGAGTTGTAATGCTATCATCTAACGTTGTTCATTTTATTAAATGCAAAATCAAAATCTATTGTGTAATTTATTAGTTTGTCATTTAATGAACTTTTAACTGTAAAGTCTTTTGATGTTGGTATAATCGGTAGGGTTTTGTTATCGTAACGTATCCAAACATTTTCTGCTAAAAACAATTCCTCTATAACCTCAACCATATCTTCCACCACAAACCCTGTGTTTAGTTTTATAGAACTAACTGCATTTATGTTATACCTTGACTGTTGACCACTATGCGTGTTATATGTGACAGAACTATTTTGTATAGTATTGCTTTTAAATTTTTCATCCGTTACCTTAAAAGTTTCTACTGACTTTTTAAAGAAGTAAAAGTCTTGGTAAGCACCATAGCGATTGATAAATGTAACCTTATAAGGTGTAAACTTTGGCTCACATACGTTGTTTACAGTAATTGTTTTTTTAAGTGTTGCATCGTCTGTAGCATAAATCTTAATTTCAGATGCATTTGCAGGTATTGTAACGTATTGTATTTTTTGGTTACTGTTACCGCTATCTGTAATTTGTGTTGTCGTGCTATCTATTATAACTTTACCTATTGTAGAGGCATAAACAGGCAATTTGCCTGCGGTGCTTTCTGGCAAGTAAATATTTGTATTGCTAATTAAATCATACGCATCTGGGAGCTGTGGGTTAATTTCATCTTCAAAATATCCATACCCATCAAATGCTAAATATGTATTTGTAACAGGACTGCCATAAGTAAAGACTTGATCTGTTTCGTCAGACAAGGTTGCGATCGTTGTAACCCATATTGTTGTTGATAAATAGTCATCGTTAAATGTAACATCAATGTAGTCTCTAACCATTTCAGCTATCTCAAACAGAATGTTAGTTTGACCAGATATTATTTCTTTTTGTAATTCATACGCTAGATTAGAATCAGAATAACTTCCTGATGTTCCTGAGTAAATATATATTTTTAAATCTGCTGTTTTTAAAGTTGCCATAATGTTTTATTTTTACCCTAATCGATAACCATTTCCATTTGATCCACCTTCACAATCCCAAGCCCAAACCTCTGTAATTACTCCGCTTTGTGTAATTCGCCACAAGAAATATCTGCCTGAATTTTGATTAATAGGAGATGTGTTAAAAAACTCATCTACCGCATAATAATCATCTCCCCCATTAAACAATCTTACCCCATTTCCATTAGCATCAGTTGTGGCTACTGTGTTATTTTTACCGCTAGTAAGGTCTAAAGCAGTTGATTTGACATGAATTATTCTTGTTAATGCAGCACTTTGTCTACAAAAATCATCTGTACTTGTTGATGGAAACCCTAATGATAAGTAAAAGCTTTTGTTTCCAAATGGAGACAATTCGGCAGGTTGTAATAAACTTAAATCACAACCGCCAGATTTAGCACTACCAGCACTATCAAAACCTGTAGGTATAGTAATACTTAAATTTATCGTTCTTAATGTATCAGATTGAACAGGATCAAATTTTACAGGAGTAACACCTGTAATAGTACCTTTTTCGGCCTTGCCTACGTTAATAGTTCCTGAGTCATATATAGCTTGCCCTGAAAACCCAGCATCATCACAAGTAAATGTCGGTAGGCTTGTGCCTTGTTGGACAAGTTCTTTAGGACAACGGAGTGTAGCACCTGCGTTTGAATAACCTGCTGGTACTGTAAAATTGAAGTAGATTGTAACGTTTTGTGCAGAACTGCTTGTATTTGCTGACACAGATGTTATTGTTGAACCACCTTCTGTAAGGCTCATAGAATCAATAGGGGCTAACGTATCAGGTTGTGTTATTACACCTGCTGCTGTAATTGAACCACCTACTAAGCCTACTGATGTAACACCAGATGAGCTAGTACATCCTAAAGCATTAACTGAATTTACTGTAACCTGTATAGCCTGTACAGCAGTACAAGTATTTGCATCGTTGTCAAAAGCCCTTACATAAACAGTTTTTACACCCCCTAAGTTTAAAGATGTAAGTGTAAGGGTTGACCCTGTAATGCTCATTTGCACAAAACTTGTACTGTAATTTATTGCCCTATAACCTGCAATAGCAGATAAACCTTGCGAAAAGTAAGAGGCTAAGTTAATTGTTACTGTATTACCCCCTGATGCTATGGTTTGGTTTGGTATTGAACCATTTGTAGTCGGGCCACCTAAACAACTTGGTGTAGAGCCACTTGTAACCTTTGCTGGTTGTTCTGTTGTAAGGGTACAATCCAATGTGCCTGCTGAACTGTTACTAAATCCTGAAGGGATGTTTATTTTAAATACTACTGTGCGTGTTGTGGCTGTTGTAACTGTTGCATACTTGTCATTGTTAAACCCAGCATCACTACTTGTGAAAGATTTAATTGTGCCAAAGGATAGTCTTGGGCTGCTGATTACACCTTCTTGATCTACTTCAAAACCTGTAGCATCAGCTATCGAACAAGTAAACTCTGGCGTAGGTGCAACAGGTGTTGTATATGATAGGTAGAAAGGACTTCTTGCGTTTATTTTAGTACTCATTTCTTAGTAAATTCTTTAAATCGTTCTTTTACATCTAGGGCAAATGCCTCGACAATTTCTTGAGGTAGGTTTTTGTAAGCTTCATCAAATGATCTAGTAAAAAACTTTTTAGCAGGAATCCCTTTGTTGTAAATTTTTCTAGATATTAAATAAGTCATTGATTGATAACTCATAAACTTCCCATCTTCTGTTCTAAACTGAAACCTCTTTGCTTTTACCCATTTGCTAATTGCATTTGTTAAGCCGCCTTTTTTGCCTGTTTTTGATCCAAACTTAAAAGGAGATGTCCTAGAAGGGCTGTAAGTTGATGTCTTGCCTTTTACACCCTGATCTACAAACTTGGCATAGTCAACATCTTTCATAAATGGAAAGCGTACTAAAATGCTGTTTTCTTTGACTTTAACATCAGAGTCTATTGCATTGTACAACTTCCCTTTTGAGGATGCTTTTTTCTGAAACTTATATTTCCTAAGAAACCTTTTTCTAGAGTTGTCCTCTACATAACTTGCAAAGTCATCAAGTGCCTCCTTAGTAAATTTCATAAAGTCGTTTAAGGTTGCCATTAGCACTTAGTCATATCGTTAGAAAGGTTGATAGTAAAGTCTGCACTTACACCAGCAAGGTTGTTTTCAAACCTTTCTTTAAAAGGTGTGCAACTGAATGATCCCTCTAGTTCGTAGTTTGCGTTGTAGGTGTCTGTCTTAGCAAGGACTGCTTGAAGTCTAGCTGCTACGTTTACCATGTTGTTAATCGCATCTAGTTCATTATCGTTACCTCTTATAAGATCAGTAGAGGATTCTTTTGATAGATCAACAATATCCATTAGAAGCAGACTAAGAGACAGCTGGATTCTGTTGGTTTGTATGTCTATACTTTCAATGATTAAGTGAGCCAGAGGGAACAGGGTTTTCTTGCTTAAATCGACTTCATAGATGTCCCCCTGACTGACTTTATTTATAAACGGTTCTGCACTAAGTGCAGTTTTAATATCTTCAATAACTTTAAAATAGGTGTTCATAGTGTTTTGACAAATATTGGGGTTAAGTCCTCAGAGCCATCTATTTTAAGTTGGCTAAAATCTTCAAGCCATTCTAAAGCATGATTAAACTCTAAATCAGGATTTTTCTTAATTATGCAGTCTAGTGCTTTCCAAAAGTCATAGATTGCAATCTTAGGCTCTGAGCTGCTGATACCTATAAGGGCAGCATCAAAACCATCAGATAGAACTATCTCTTCATCATCATTTAAAAGCCTTCTCTCGTAGAGCGCATCTACTAGACTACTTTTGTCTTGCATTTCTGATTTGTTGTCTTTCGAGTTCATTTTTTTCTTTTACAAATGTTAGCCATGTAAGGCAGGTATTAACTCCGAGTCTTTCCACTTGGTCAAACTTCGTGATGTCCTCTCTAGCGAGGCTATACATTGAGCTATACCACCCCCATTTCTCTCCAAAAGCTGCTGCTGTTGAGTAGTCATCTTTTTCATTTTTTTGGCTGAAAAGTTGAGGATATGTCTCATGAGTTCGTTTCTTAAATTCGACAAAAAAAAAATTGCACCAAAGGCCACATCTAGAGGCATCTGCTTCATGAACTCTTTTGTTTTACCATCGTACTCTTCAATCAGGTAACTGTCGTTAAACTTATCTTTAACAGGCCTGTATAAAACACTCATTGCTTTGTCCATTGTTTGCCAATCTCCTGTAAAGGTGTCTGCATCTACAAACTCTCCAAAGCTCATCTCTGAAAGCTGTGGATGGAAACCAAACTCTTTACCTCCAAGAGAAAATATCTTTCTAAGCTTAGGCTTTTCGTTAAACATATTTGAGATAACATCTACAACCTTTCTGACAGAGCTGTATTTTATCTTGTTCACTTCAGCTAGTGGAATGCCACAGAATATCTCAACCATCTTTTTTTGTAGAAAGTCTTGATCTGTGTCCTCAGTAAATATCTTGCTGAATTTTTGGTACTGCCCCAGCGTAATCTCTGAGAGTTTATTTGGAACGTCTATCTTCTGTTTGAACATTTGGCAAAGCGTTATATTATATATACAATTGAAAAAGGTGTATTCGGTCTAGGAATTTTAAATAATGTGGTATTGTCCAGCAAAAGGATTGGAGAGTTGATAGGCCACAGCGTACCTCATGGCATCAATGCAATGGTTAAAGTCATCTATCGGTGTCTGACTTTTTTTCTCAAGCCATACATAGTTTTTAAGCTCGTTGATTAGGTTCTCACTTTGAGGATCAATTACAATGTCATAGTCCTGCATCATGCTGATTCCAAAGTTTACTGATCCCTGTCCTTTGATCGAGGGTTTTATGTTTGACTGCTTTGACAGCTCTAGAATAAGTCTTGGCTCTGCCGAGTCTCCTATGATTAAATTGTCCCCTGCGAATGTTTTGTTGAGCTGTGCTATTTGAGAGGTTACTAGGTTCTGTTTGTAAAAGCACTCTTTGGCGTAGATAATTTTTTTGTCTTTGTCGATTGAGGTTTGTATAAGAGTTGTCGGGTCGTTCATTCCATAGTCTTGACCAAAGACAGATTTAGATACTTCTTGAAACTCGCCTATCTTCCAGTTTTGGAATATCGCCCCAGAAAGTTTCCCGACAGTCCCAAGACCATAAACCGCATACCAGTTCTGCCAAAAACCGTTTCCTTTATCTGCTTTCTCTTTAGCTTTTAATATTTCCTTCACAGCAGCTTTAGGGGCTGCCTCGTTGTCTTTCCAGTTCAAGACTAGCCATTCACTATCAGGATCATTTTTAAGCTCTGTGTGTGCCCAAAATTCATGGGTAGGGTTAAAGTCTAAGAAACAAAAATGACTTGTCCTTACAGATAGCTGTAAGAAGGTGTCATAGTTGCCTATAGTATTGGCCTCGTTCATAAACAAAATTGAGCGGCGGGCACCCCTGATGCGTGATTCATTGTCAACGCTAAAGAACTCTATTTTCGATCCGTTTAGAAACTCGTATGTAGAAGAAGATTTATTGTAGCGATTAGGAAACCACCTGCCTGTCATTTGCATAATCTTCTTAAAATCACGAAGGCTACCTCTTTTAAGATGTGGATAGGTCTGTGCCACGACAGAGCATTCCATGTGAGGGTTTTTAATTAGGTAGTCTATCAAGTAGGCTAGGATTCCAAAAGTTTTGCTCGCCGAAGTCCCACCTTGAATAATCCTATTCCTCTTGGTCAGCCTCTGTATCTTCTGTATCGCTGTCGTCTTTTTGAACATCTTCAAATAGGGGTTGCTCTGCTATCTGATGCAGGTCAATCGTTTCTTTAGCCATACCGAAGGCAGAGTTCATGATAGCATTGTAAGCAGATGTGTCTTTGCCTGTTATCGCTTTTGATATTTGAGCAAGGGTCATCCTTTCTTCCAATGTCATTTTTTCTTCCTC